CTAACTCTGTCTTTTCTTCGTCTGTGAGACCCCGAGACTTCAACTCTTTTTCCAGCCGTTCGCGCTCACGACGCAAACGGGTGGGGAGCAACATGGTGTCTAGGTATTTCTGCTGCTCCGGCGTAAAAGTCGGGGCTTCCGCTTTTTTCGTCTCATCAGACGTGCCGCCGCCTCCCGATGATCCCTTATCGTCGTCATCGCCAGGCGTTTTTGTGTAAAACAATCGCAGGAGATTTAGGAATGAAGCCTCTCCTGGTAGAAATAAAAATGACATAATCCCTCCCCGTTTAGAGCCCGTCGGCTATACCGTTTAGAGCCCGTCGGCTACGATGAAATAGTACCCACCGCTGCTGAGGTCACATCTGCGCCGGCCGCATTCGCCTCCGATCCCGCGTTGCCCCATAAGGCGGCGTAGTTGGTGTCGGTCACCGTGGCGTCAGCATCCAGCTTGTCACAAATTCCTTCAATCGCATCGTTGTAGCGATTAACATTGATACGCAACTGATTGATAAGTGTGATGATGTCGTTGAGCTTGGTGCCCATCTTGGCATCAAGGGTAGCGGGTGTTGCAAAGTTTAAGGCTTCTTTTTGGCTTGGCATGGGTTCACCTCCCCTAAAATAAAAGTTGATTCATGACATCTCCGATTTCTTTTTCTTCTGATGCTCAATCATCCACCGAGCCAACGCATGAGGGTTATCAACCCCCTTTTTGCCCTTCATCTTCTCTGCGAGTTTTTTCGCCTTTTTGAGATCTGCATCGGTCATTTTTCCGTGTTCCATATTATTCACCCACTAGGCAACCGCACCCACGGGTACGGATGGCATTGTCGGAATATCCCCAGAAACGCTTTCCACTGTGTCCAAGAACACTTGCGCGAAAAAAAGGAACGCCAAGGGGTCCGAGAAATCAGACGCCTCCAAAGCCATTGTTGGAACTTCCAACTCCGTATGCTTGGCGTCAGTTTCCAACATCATTCCGGTGATTTCATCGGTCTCAATTAAACCGTCATTCCATACGATGGAGACGTCATCGTCACCAACAGTTCCCACAACCTTAAAACGCATTAGATACCTCCGAGCAATCCCAGAATGAAATCTGCCATATCCGTATCTTTGCGAAGTAAATCATACTTGTTCATATAAATGCCTTCTAACCCCATCGACAGGATTTCCCACGCGTTCATACCTCGATATTGTTTTCCGATATACGGACTCACGAATTTGTCTGGCTTTGTCATTTCTCCCTTTTCATATCCAGCGCCCATGTGGACAAGCGAATCCCCCTGCGTGCGCCGTTCATAAAATGCTTGCGAAAGCCTACCGAGAATGGTCTGGCTCTCTCCGGGGCGTTCGCCAACTGTTCCATCAAAGCGATGACCCATCTCATGAATGGTATTACTGAAGGCTTGGTCTCCCGCCCCGGAAATCCGAATATCTGAAACCCATTGTTGAGGCCTGTGTGAGTAATATGCCCTATGCACTTTATCGACTGTTAGCGGGCCGTATTGTATTGATGCCTTATTCCACGACGTCGGCATTAACTCAGTAGCAGCAGTTACTAGCTTTTGCAGGTCCTTAGGCCCGCCCGGTACGTCTTTTTTGCCAAAAAGATCGCCACCCCATCGATGTGTTTCATTGTTGTTCCCCACTTCGCGAATCTCCGATAAGACGTCTTTGACAATATCGGACTGAACCTTGCTCCTGGATTGCTTTTTGAAATCAACCAACTCTTGCAAGAACGCTCGATGCCCTTCCATTTTGTCGATTAACGCCTTGGACTCCTTTTCGGTAAGCGAGCCTATCGTTTCCGTGTTATTCAGTCCATCACGAATGATTTTGTGCAGAGATGGGGGGATGGTATGAAGATTTTTGGGGAGTGCCTGTAGGACCTTAGAATAACGCGTAATCCCCTTCGCGGTTTCATCTAATCGCTCGTCCAGTGAAGCAGTAAGGGTAGATCCAATCTTCTTCACAAGGCGCTTGGACTGCTGAAGGTTTTTCTCATCTTCAATAAGCCGGGCCGGACTCGCGAATGGGTCTACCGCCTTTGCGCCAGTCTCTTCCAATCGCTTAGTCAATTCCAAGCGGAGAATCCCACCCAACTCCCTCGCCTCAACCTCAGTGGTAATCCCCTTCTGAACAAGCGATTTCGCCTTCCCCTGCCATGTTAGGGCTTCAGGTGTTGTGCCCACATTCGCCCCTCTGGCAGATGCAAGACGGGTGCCCACCTCATGGCTTGCCTTTATTAACTCAATTGCAAGTGCCTTCTGCCGATTATTATATCCCCGCGTCCCCTCTCCACGCAACCCTTTTATTTTCTCTGGGTCCATTTGAAAGGGCAGGGGCGTTTTTGGTTTATCCCAATCCTCAACTGCCCTCAACACATCTTGTTGGTAACACAGATCGTTGGGATGGGGTTTCGGGGGCAAGGCCTCCGGAGGATAAATCCCCTTCCCGAGCCCGTACAAATCCTGATTTGCCAGGATATCGCAGACATCCCACTTCGGATGACGGTTGGAGAGATTCCATGAAATCCCTAAAACAACAGGTGATTCCTGTGCAGAAAGCCTGCCCGATTCCCAATACGCATTGTTTATCTCAGTCCGGGCAAGCCGCTTCGCCTTATACAAAATCGAATGACCGAGCTTTCGCCGCTCAACGCCCCTCACGGTTCTGAGGTCTGCCAACTCCTGGGGGGTTAAAGCATCGCTTCCCAACAAATGAACACGCAAGCGCCGCCCTAATTCATCGGCCGATGTGCCGCGCGCAATTGCGGACAGCACTTCATTCTCAATTGATTTGATTTGATTCTGCGCCCAAATCTGGGATGAGACTTTCAATCCCTCGACATCAATTCGCTGTGCCAAAAATTCTAGTGTTTGGCGCGGAATCTCGGAGAAATCAACAACCAGCGGAAGCCCTTGCTCACGCAGGAGTTGATTCGTCTCATCCTGCCGAACCCCTGCAACTTGTTGAGCGACTTCGTTCGTTGCGGTCATCATTTCGCGCTTGAGATTCACGGACAGATCGTTGATGAACGATGTGAGGTTCATTCGGCGCGCTTCAAAAAGCTGGCGATCTAACGCATTGCCTCGCTTGGATTGCATGATTAAATCATCAAGTTGAGTAGCCGCCATGCGCAACGCAGTGTCCAACCGCTCCTCAATTGCACGCGTGCGCTTGAGGGGGATGGCTCGCAAACTCAAAATGGATTTATGGTAATCAGTCAATGGCATGAACAATCTTCCCTATCTCGGTCGCTAATTTCTCCCAGAACTCCACTGATAGCTTTTTCGCATCTTTGTCTGTGCGCGCCACCGCAATCAGAATCCGAAAAAGGTCATTGTCAGAACCGCTTGGACTCGGCTGTAATGTCGGGGTCTTATACACCGGAGGTTCTTCGGTATGAAGGCTTGGCGCGAAAACTGTTTTTTCTTCCTCTGGCAACTTTATCAATAATCCCAATAAAACCTTATCCGCCGCGCTTTTCTCCTTTTCCCCCTCCGGTGTCATCATAGTCAAGCCCTTGACGCCGACGCGGATTTGTGTCACACCGGAACGGGTTAGAGGGTCGTTGGAAAGCGCACCAGCAAGTGAGGCGCGCGCGTTGTCATCCAGCACTGGCAACTTACCAATCATCTCTTTTGCGATTGTAATGTGTTCGGTCAAATCCATTAGCTTGTTTCCTTATCAAACGCACCCTCTTGCGCACTCTCTGCCGCGTTTTGTTCCAATTCCCCTTCAATCACTCGCATCAATTCCTCTGCCAATTTGGGCTTAATCTTTGAGGCAAGCCCCTTCAGGTATTCCGAGACGAAGGTCGGGGACGCGTCGCCGTACAGGTCGCGCACATCGAGAGCGGTTTTCAGATCGTCATTGACCGGCGCAATGTCATAATCATCAGGATAATCCGTTGAGTTATCCCATTCTTGCCCCTGCCACCTTGCCCATAGCGTCATAATTTGATTCTCGCCAAACTCTAGGTTTCGCGCGAAGCGTCCAATCGCAGATGAGGTTTGATGGAAATCATATTGCTTGGCAACCCCGCTTTGTTCCATTAGCTCTCGGCTTTCCAGCTTCGCCATCCGATAGATTTCCTTCCGCAGGAACCCAGAAATAAATTCCACCATGAACCGCGCGGGGTCGGTTGGCGGAGACACGTAGAGGGGCGGGCTTCCTTCTGGCGGATATTCAAAGATATGCTTTGTTGAAATCACGGTGTCCTCATCCGCACCCGCAATTCCCAGTGGCGCGGCAAGGAAAGGGAATGCTTGTATCTCTATAAATTCCTCAATGAAGCTGATGATATTCACCAGCAAGCGATTGATACGGGCAATGTCGCAAAGTTGGCTGATGCCAATCATTCGCTTGCGTCGATGTTTTTTGAAATAGATAGGCACAAAGGGGACTTCCCCAAGACCGTAAACCCCGAAATCAATTTCTTTACCGCCCTCATCATGAATGTACCACTCTTCGCGGGTCAGCGTGCGATAGATTGCCGCGTCTTTTTTGATTTTAGCGAATGGGTCTGCGTCGTCGCGTTTTGATTCTTTCAGGCGCACCCAGTTGAGTTTTCCGCTTGCATCAACAGACCAGTTGGTGATGGAGGGTGAATCATAAGACCGCAGGTATGGACGGATGTTGTTCGCGCGGGCGTCCGCTTCAGTACGAATCTCAACATCAGTTTTCGGCAAGTCCACCGTGACGCCAACCATCCCAAAAATCTGAGCATCGGTTGCTACATCTTCCATAAAGTCCTGCATCGTCGCACCCCGCTCGTCCACGTCCGCATAGAAATCGTTGACACCCGGCACGGACAAATCTCGCATTATTGGCGGCTTGCCCGAAAAGAGGTAGGAGGTAAAGATGGTGATAACCGCCTCGCAATAGTTGGTGTACACGACGCGGTTCAGGCGGCGCTGGTAATCCTCTTTGGTCTCCCGAGCATGGCGAAACACATTGGTCTCGGTAATCCAATCCTTGCCACCGATATAGCTCCGATCAAAGAAAAGCCAGTCGGTTAAAAAGTGATTGTAATCGGGATGGGTTTGGCGAATGATGGATCGGTCAAATAGCATGTGGCACCGAGAATGTGCGCGGACGATAGGTATCAACCCATGATAGGAATTTCTCTCGCTCTACCAGCCGAGCGAAAACCCAGTTGGGATGATACCAGACTGTGCGCGTTACCAGATAGACGATTTGTTCGTACTCAACTAAGTCCTGAAAATGTAACTCTGTGTCGGTTTTGATGGCCATATAATAGCCATAGCAGGGGTTCCACAAGGGGCCAAACTCAACCCGAGGCGCAAACTCGCCCTTCGGAGGTTTTAGGTCATCAAAATGATAGGAACGGGGGATGTGATTGCTCATAGTTCATGCTTATTTTGGTTTTTGTATTCTAACTTTAGGTGATTGATTTAATGAACGCCCTATTGCTACATCAAAACCAATGTCACCTAAGGAGGTAACTGTTTTATCGGTTTTCCCCGAAACCTGCTTGAGTATGGGATTCACAATCCCTTGTTCTTTTCGAGATTGTGAAAGCCCCTTATTTCCATACCCCGAAACAACAAAAGCCGATTTCCCTTTCCATGAATCGACAATGATTTTGGTGCCCTTGGGGAAGTCCCTGACGGCAGTTGAGCGAGCCATTTGACCCGTGCCCTCTGAGCCAAAACGACCAACGGCACGTTCGGACGAGATTTCTTTTGCGCGTTTGAGATTATACTGAACTTTAGCGTTTTTATCATTTCGGCTCAAACTCCCCGACGCAAATAAAAAACGGACCTGTTTCGATGTTAAATTCCGTGCCATTAATACAATCCCTTTGCGCGCCTCCATCGGGCGCGCTGTTTTACTAAACTATGCAACTCATAGCGTACACTATCAACGCCGTGATTGTCAAGGTCCAGCGGCAACTCTTTAATCGGACGACCATCTGGGGTTTTCTGCCAGATGTATCCTTCGATCTCCTGCTCGGTTGACCAGGGCTTTCGCAGTTCCTCCAGCCTTTTATCCCGCTCAACCAGCGCGTTACGGAGAATCATGAAGCGGGGCTTTCCATCGCCCGCCCGCTGGAGATAGGATTTCACGGTTTGAATACCCGCAGAAATGTCTTTGGCCGCCGGAAGGGTTGGGACACCATGCCGTTCCAATGTCGCTCTGTCCTCCGCGTCATGGTCGGCGAAGGTCGCAAGGATTCGCTCGCTTTTACTGAGTGCGACAATCTGTTTCGCGTGATCTTCGACGAGGCGTTGGCTCATGTAAATCTCGCGATAGAGGTATATGCGCCCGTCGCCATCCATCGCAAACCAGAGGCA